CTAAAAGGTGGTGTACTTAAACGTATTGTTATCCCTTCAGGAAAAGTAACTGCCATCGATGAAATCACTTATAACGATGGAAGTGTTCTTGGATATGGTACAACAGTAACTGCGTTTCCTAATGCTGCTGACGACACACACTATGAATACATAAAAGGAGCTTAATCATGTCAAAACAAAATCGCAAAAAGAAAAATAAAGGAGCTGCGCCACAAATTAAAACAATCCGTGGTGTGACTTCAACCGGATTTGCTTTTGAAATCACAAAAGAGCGCTTGGAAAACTATGAGCTGCTCGAAGCAATCGCTGAAGTAGATACAAATCCGGCAGTTTTACCAAAAGTAGTACAACTCATGCTTGGTAACAAATCCGAAGATTTGAAAAATCATGTGCGAACTGCGGATGGCATTGTTCCTCTGGATAAAATGGGAGCAGAAATTAGTGAGATCTTTTCAAGTCAGAATCAGTTAAAAAAATAGCGCTCCTTGCTAGAATGATTCAAACAGATGAAGACGCTCTTATTTGTGATTTAGCTGAAACTTATGGAATTTTTGACTACAGACAGTTACCTGCTGACCAGGTAGCTGTTTTTGCTTTTGGTTTGAGAGATGATGCACGGATCAAACTAGCAATGACCAATAGCAAAGTTCCTTTTGAAACCTTTTTGCTTGCAGGTGTTCTTGATAGGCTTTCTGCTCTTGTTTGGTTTAAAACAACAGATGGCCAGAAAGGAATCAATAAACCTGTTATGGTTGCGCAGGAACTGACAGGTAAAACTAAAGCTAAAGAAAACAAGGAGATGATCTTTGATTCTGGTGAGGACTTTGAAGAATATCGTCAGCAAATTCTAGAAAAGATAGGAGGTGAGGATTAGTGGCGACAGAAATAGCACAGGCTTATGTACAATTGATACCATCAGCCAGAGGTATTACTGGTAAAATCCAATCAATCCTCGATCCTGAAGCGAGTGCAGCAGGGCAAAGTGCTGGACAGTCATTGGGTTCTAGCATGATGGCAACATTAAAAAAAGTTATCGTTGCAGCTGGTATTGGTAAGGCATTTAAGGCCACTTTAAATGAAGGTGCAGCGCTCCAGCAATCTCTCGGAGGTATTGAAACTCTTTTCAAAGATTCTGCTGATAAGGTCAAGGGGTATGCTAATGAAGCCTACAAGACGACAGGTCTCTCAGCTAATGCCTATATGGAGAACGTGACAGGCTTCTCAGCGAGTCTCTTGCAGTCTTTGGGTGGAGATACTAACAAGGCTGCTGAAACGGCTAATATGGCCATGATTGATATGTCAGATAATGCGAACAAGATGGGGACATCGATGGAGAGCATTCAGATGGCATATCAAGGTTTTGCGAAGCAAAACTACACCATGTTGGACAACCTGAAGCTTGGTTACGGTGGTACCAAGCAGGAAATGGAGCGCCTTTTGAATGACGCTCAGAAGTTGACTGGTGTCAAGTACGACATTAACAACCTTTCAGATGTTTATAATGCTATCCATGCTATCCAAGAAAATCTCGACATCACTGGTACAACTGCCAAAGAGGCGGCATCCACTTTTAGTGGGTCTTTTGAATCCATGAAAGCAGCTGCTCAGAACGTCCTTGGAAAGCTAGCGTTGGGAGAGAATATCCTACCTTCTCTACATGCTTTACTTAAAACAACATCTACCTTTCTCTTTGATAATTTTTTACCAATGGTTGGAAATATTTTTTCTGGCCTTGGCTTGGTTTTGACTGAAGGGATTAGCCAGATTGCTTCTCAGCTTTTTGGGGATGCTTTTGGAAGTGCCGTCTTTGATCAACTATCTCGTGTAACAGGAATCTTTGAGACCTTTTTTGATATGATTTTTGGGTCATTAAGCAAGCAGGATAACATTGATATTCTGAATACGATTGGTTTTAGCGAGGAAGCTGCAACGCAAATTGTCAATATTGCAGATAATATCCGAGTTACTTTTGAAAATATTGGGGTTGTTGCTGGTAATGTAGCAAGCATTGTTGTTGATTTCGTTGGAGATCTGTTAGGGATTAAAGACGGAGAGCAGGGAGTGAATTTGCTAGGCATTGCCTTTGAAAGTATCACAGGTTTTATCAGAGATGCCTCTGAAAGTCTTAGCAAATTTACCTCTTGGTTAAAAGATTCACCTCTTGCATTAGATGCCTTAAAATCGGCTGTTGTTGGTATTACGAGTGCATGGGCAGGATATAAAGCTGTCTTAGCAGTAATAAAAGGAATTGAAACAATCAGGAATGCAACTCTAGCTATTACGAATGGCTTAATGCTAGCTCAGTTCGTAAGAACCGGTGCACTCACTACCGCAGAGGCGGCGAATGCGGCTGCAACCATGGGAGCAAGTGGAGCGTTTGGTATCTTTAATGCAGTTTTATCTGCAAATCCGATTGGCCTAATCGTAACGGCAGTGGCAGCATTGACAGCTGGTCTTGTATGGTTCTTTACGCAAACAGAAACTGGTCAGCAAATTTGGTCATCTTTTGTGGATTGGATCAAGCAGGCATGGCAGGGGATTGCTGATTTCTTTGTCGGTATTTGGTCTGGTATCTCTGAGGGTGCTAGCACATTGTGGGATGGAGTTGTTACAACTTGGAATGCTTACATTGAGTCTTTAAAGGCCATGTGGAATGCTGTTGCAACATTCTTTTCGGACTTGTGGGTAAGTATTCAAGAGGCCGCATCTGTGGCCTGGACAGCTATCACGACAGTAGTGATGGCGATTGTTCAACCGTTCATTGATGGATTTATGAATGTTTGGAATAACATTTCAGACGGTCTTACTCAAATTTGGGAAGGGATTAAGATGATTTTTCAAGGTGCTTGGGAATTTATCAAATCGATTTTCTTGGGTGCTATTCTGATCATCATTGACCTTGTGACAGGGAACTTTAACCAGCTGGGAGCTGATCTTTCTCTAATTTGGGAAGGCATTAAAAATGGCATTTCTCTGATATGGGAAGGGATTAAAACATTCTTTTCAGGTATTGTAGATACTATTGTTGGTTATGGTATTGCTGTTTTTGAAAATTTTTCAGCTACTTTATCTGCGATTTGGGAATTTATCAAGTCGGCTGCTTCAGCGACTTGGGAATGGATAAAATCTACTGTAACAAGTCTAATAACAGGTTTGGTGCAGGGAGCTCAAAATATCTGGGATGGCTTTATGAACTTCCTATCAAGTTTGTGGGAAGGGATTAAGTCAACGGCAAGTAATGCTTGGAGTTCTCTAGCTTCTAGTGTTCTAAACATTATCAATGGTCTCGTATCCGGGGCGCAAAATGCTTGGAACAGCATGTCTAATGCGGTATCTAATCTGATAAGTAATGTAACTGGATTCTTTAATCAATTGTGGAATATTGACCTATTCGCAGCCGGTCAAGCAATTTTACAAGGTTTCTTGAATGGTTTGCAGTCTATGTGGTCTTCTGTCACTGACTTTGTTGGTGGAATTGCGGATTGGATTCGTGACCACAAAGGACCGATCGAATATGACCGTAAACTTTTGATTCCTGCTGGTAATGCAATTATGGGAAGTTTAGACAATGGATTAAAAGATGGATTTAAATACGTCAAGAAAACGGTCGGAGGGATGGCTGGAGAAATCTCTGATGTATTTTCAGGGGATAACCTGGATCTTAATTCCTCTGCATCTGTGACTAAAAGTCTTGAGGCGCAGTTGGCTATGCCGTCGTCTCAATTTGAAGTACATGAGAGTAAAACCGTGTCTGAGATAGCGATTCTGAGAGCAAGTATGGAGAAGATCCTTACTGCTATCCTTGAAAAATCGTCAGATGTCTACCTAGACAATGATATTATCTCGTTAAAAACCTATGAGCAACACGGTGCAATTTATGCAAGGGAGGGAATTTAATGAATTATATGATCATCAATGGTTTCAACACCTCAACCCTTCCTGGTTGTGTTGTGACAGATTTTGGGAAGGTTGAGGCTGCTAAACCGAGAGGGGAGGTAGCCAACCTTCATGGAGTCAATGGTAGTTACCGTGTAGTGGACGGTTCCTTTGACAGTTACGAAAGAACCTTCATTCTTCACGTTAAAAAAATGGTTGAGATTTCAAGTATTCTTGATAAATTTCAATCGAATGACAATGTTTTGGAGTTTAGCTATCAGCTTGGTTCATTGTTTTATGCTAACTTTGTGACTGCTAGTTTTGAACCTTTTGGGAATCATGCTTGGAAATTAGAGATTAAACTTGACATGCAACCATTCCGCTATCAGAAGAACGTAGATCCTGTTGTCCTTACTGCATCCGGCACAATCAACAATCCTGGAACGATTTATTCGGAACCAATCATCGAAATTGAGGGAGATGGTGATATCTCCCTCACGATTGGTCGGAAAACTATGTACCTAGCGATTAAGACCAAGGCCACGATTGATTGCAGGCAAGGCAAGCAAAACATCTACAACGCTACTGGAGCGGTTCAGAATACGCTTCGTAAGCGTGGGGGATTCTTGGAAATCCCGACTGGTAAGGTCGGTGTTTCGTTTACTGGAAATGTTCGTAAGATCACTATTCGACCGAATTGGAGGTATAAGATTTGATTTATTTAACAAATGGCAACACACCTCTGAACGCTGCTTACGAGGATAGGATTGTCCAAGAAGATGGCAGTACCTACCAATTGAGCTTCCGATTTCCGACGTCGGATTCCTTATGGGAAAAGCTGAAAGAGGAGACATTTCTGACAGCTGATGACCTACACGGTGAGCAGGATTTCGTCATCTTTGAAGTTGAGAAGAAGCACGGCTATATTCAAGTCTATGCAAACCAAGTTTTCACCCTCTTGAATAACTATGTGGTAAATCCTATCTCTTTGGACAGACAGACTGGTTCGACTGCCTTGAGTCGCTTTGCCGGAAGCATCACTCGTAGTCATCCATTTTCGTTTTTCTCAGACATCAGCGAGCGTCACACCTTCAACATCGATGCCAAGAATGCCATGGAAGCCTTCGTGAAAGATAAGCACTCCATCTTTGGTCAATGGGGTGGTGACCTTGTGCGTCATGGCTACCAAGTACGGCTTTTGAAAAATGGCGGTTCAGAGAACGAATCGCTTTTTATGTACAAGAAGAACCTGTCTAGCTACCAGCATAAGACCTCTACCAAGTCTTTAAAGACTCGAATTACTTTCATCGCGACAGTCAAAGGTGAGGGAGAAAAGGCGCCTGACCGCAAGTTGTCTGTGGTTGTGGATAGTCCACTCATTAACAAGTACAGTCAAATCTATGAAGATGTGATTGAGGTTAATGATCAGGATGTGAAGGATGAAGCGAGCCTGCGAAAATATGGCGAGCAGTATTTCAAAACATCACTCTGCGACATGATGGAAGATAGCCTTGAGCTTGAGGTTGTCGGTCAGAGTGACGTGCCTGTTCAGATGTATGACATCGTGAGCCTGTTTCATGAGGTATACAATCTGGATGTGCGCAAGAAAATCACCAAGTACACCTATTCGCCAATGGCAAATAAGCTACTATCTATTGGATTTGGAAAATTCAAGTCAGGTTTGTCCAACATGGTTTCTAACGCGGTCAGTGATGCGGTCAAGAATGAAGTGCAACAACTTCATGATGATTTTGAACAGCAGTTAGAGAGAGAACTAAAAAATGCGGATCTTGCTTTTGACCGTCAAAAAGAGGAGTTGGTCAACCAATTCACAGATGGTCTTAACGCTGCCAAAGCCAGAGCCGAAGAAGTCAAGAGGGAACTCTCTGACACTATCGACCAGCGTTTCAGTAGTTTCAACAATGGTCCTCTGCAAGAAGCCAAACGAAAGGCAGAGGAAGCCTTGCGAAACGCTGGCGCCAGCAGCCTGCTTGCTCAAGAAGCGAAGCGGATTGGTCTGGACTCTATTGCTAAACTTGAAGAATTCAAGAGACAGGCTACGAGCGCTCAAACGGCTCTGTCAGGTGATTTGGACGCTCTGAAACGGACGGTCACAAGTGAGGTTAATCAAGCTTCAGAATATCGCAGAACGACCACAGAGGCTCTTAGTCGAATGACTGGCCAGATGAACGGATTTGCGACGAAGTCAGAGGTTGCTCAGGGCATTGATGGATTGACTCAGACATTTGCCAAAATGAAGGTCGGCGGGCGGAATCTATGGATAAAATCCAAGACGGTTGGAGCTGTAATTGAAAAATTACCTGAAAACCACGTCACAGGTCAAAAAGAATGCTATAGGCTAGAGAACAACTCGACTCTAACCTTCAACATTGAACCAGATTTCAGCTCAAGGCTGCATCAAAAGGTCACTTTTAGCGCTTGGATCAAGTATGAAAATGTCGTTCAAGGTCAAAACTTTTGGAATGTATTTAATTGCTTCAAACATTATCTTTTTAGAAAAAATAGTAAGACCGGAGTACAGAGTAGTCCGGATTATACTACGCTTGGTATGTATAAGGGTTCGTCAGATTGGAAGTATATCACGTTCACTTATGATTACTCTGAGAACCAAAATTTTGATCAATTGAAGACATCATTGCGTTTCAATCTTGAAGGTGCTACAAGCGGTACAGCTTGGGTTACAGGAATCAAGGTTGAAATCGGTAGTGTGGCGACGGATTGGTCACCAGCACCAGAAGATGGAGAAAACGAACTTTTAGTCGCTAAAACTGAGTTCAAGAAGACAGCTGACGGTCTAACTACTAAGATGGCAGCAGTCGAAACCTATGTCGGGCAAGACAGCCAGCGACAAGAAGCCTTGAGAAGATACTCTCGCGAGGAGAGTGCTCGTCAAGCGACAGCAGTTCGTGAGCTGGTCACAAGGGACTACGTTGGTAAATCGACTTATCAGGAGGATGTAAGAGGCATTGAGCGTAGGCTTGAAGCTATTACCAACCCACAAAATGGTGCGATAGCGACCCAGATTGCCAGATACAAAACAGCAGTAGATGGCAGATTTGCAGATATCACTTCATTGATTGCTGGTAAGGCTAATCAGACAGACTTCCAGCGTGTGAAGGAAACCAGTCAGCTTTACGAGCGGATTTTGGGCAATACTGAAAATGGAATTGCGGATAAGGTCGCTCGCATGGCCATGACCAACCAGCTGTTCCAGATTGAGGTGTCTAAGAATGAAGGCCTAAAAACAGTCCAAAGACAGATCGCTGACTCATGGTCGGTTCAAAATTTGACCAGCGCCGGCTCTATCATTTCGCAAATCAATGCGACGAACAATCAAATCTTGATTGAAGCGGAGAAGATTCGCTTGAAAGGTAAGACCTTGCTTGATGAGCTGACAGCTATTCAAGGTTATTTCAAACGCTTATTTGTTGGTGAGGGTGCGTTTGCTAAGCTGAACGCTGAAATTATTGCTTCAAAGACCATCACAGCAGATAAGCTGGTCATGGATATGGCCATGGCTCGGATGTTCGTCTCAAGCGATATCTTCACAGATACGCTTGCAGCTAAAGAAGCCTTCATCAATAAGCTTCGGTCAGTCGTAGTAACGGCGACTTTGCTCGAAGGTTACAAAGGCCGTATTGGTGGATTCCAGATTGGTACACATGAGAAAGATTCGTCGGTGTACTGGATTACTGGAGAAAATCAATTTTCGGTCGGTATGAGTAATGGGACTGGTCAATGGTCACAAACGGCTTTGTGGGTCAACTGGGGAAATAATTGGGGGTATCCTGGAGATTATGCTTGGTATGTGAAAAATAATGGTAAGATGTATTGCTACAATACAGCAGAATTTTGGAACACGCCAGTCATCCATGGGAACCTGCGCGTTACCGGTCACATTTACTACAACAATAAAGATTCCGAAAAATCTGGTTACTGGATTCACTCGTCCAAATACTCAAATTTTGAGCCTTCGGATAACTATCTTTACCTTTATTACAGCGGTTCAGGTTACGACTGGATCCCAATGAATAAAGAAATCTCAGACCGTCGATATAAGCACAATATCGAAGCTAGTACAGTTTCCGGGCTAGATGTAGTCGAAAATTTGAAGACGTACAGCTATCGCAAACAATACGATGGAAAAATAGAAGATATCGCTTGCGGTATCATGGCGCAGGATGTACAGAAGTACGCTCCTGAAGCGTTCTACGAGAATCCCGACGGAGCATACTCGTATCGCACATTTGAATTGGTTCCTTATTTAATTAAGGCTATTCAAGAGCTCAATCAAAAAATAGAAAAATTGGAGAAAACAGCATGAACGAAACATTGAATCAATTAGCTATGGAGTCACTAGCTAAGAAATTAGCACAAGCAGAAATGCAAGCTGCGCAAAATGAAGCATTCTATCTTTTTGCTGCAAGTGAATTGCAAAAGATGAATGAAGTTTTGGAATACGACCCTGCTCTAAAAGAGCTTTTTGAAGAAACAAAAGCAAAAATGCAAAAAGGAGAATAAAAAATGACAGTAAGTAGTTATGAACTAGCAAGCAAACCTTATACTCGCGGTTTTGGAGAAAATGTGGCGACCGTAGTAGAAATTCGTCTGTCAGAAGGTAATCGCTACAGCACGAATATGCGTGAGTTGGCAGGAGACCGGACGAACGAATCAGAAGACACGCTGATTCAAGCGGTTCTGGATATCCTGAAAGCTGAATTGGATCCAGGTGCTGCAATCGTCAAAACACAGGCGCAACTTGAACAGGCCAATCAGAAGATTGCTCAAAACAAGAGCGAGCAGGACAGACTTTCTGCGCTTGCAAGTAAAATTGATAAAGTAGTGCGTGTTATGGCTCAAGATTCCATCATGGGTGAAAAAATTGCCTACGGAACAACCTACAAGGAGCTTGTAGAACTCTTCCCATTTGTAGAAGAAGGCAAGGCTTATCAACCAGGTGATATGTTTGTGATTGAAGATCCTGAACACGTCGAATTGAACGGAGAGGGCAAGAGCGTCTTGATTCAGACGAATCAGGTTTTTACTTACAAAGGTGAATCTCTCAAGCAACTTGAAGGCGGACCATCTCAAAATGGCCTTCTTGCAATCTGGAAGTGGGATGGCCAAAAGAATGGAAGTGATCTTGAAACTACTCGAGTTCCTGCACAATAGATTGGAAGTGGTCTGATTGGAATTACTAGCATTTCTAGATAAATTGAGTCCAATTCTAATCGTAATCATTCCTAGCTATTTTTCTTTCAAAAGCACGCAGAACACGAAAGAGACTGATAAGCAAATCAGTCTCTTATCTGACAAAATTAGTGCTATTGAAAAAACAGTTTCAAACGTTGAGACTATTGGAAAAGATAATAGCAAAGGATTGACCATTATTGGAAAAGGTCTTCAAAGATTACAACGTTTTCGATTACAAGAAAACCTAAAAAAAGCAATTAGACGAGGCAATACCAATCAGCATGAGATTGAGGAGTTGTCTCGTCTTTATGAAAGTTATGTCGAACTTGGTGGAAATGGAGCCATCAAGGTATTGTATGAAAAATTTCTGGCATTGGAAATTGTGGAGGAAAATATAAATGCAACAAATCAATGAAATTATTGCAAACGGAGCAATCAGCATTCTTGTAATTTTGGCTGGTATCGCAGTCAAATCGGTCAAAGACTACCTGGTTCAAAAAGGTGGAGAAAAGACCATCAAGATTGTTGAAATCTTGGCCAAAAATGCGGTCAATGCTGTGGAACAGGTCGCTTCAGAAACTGGCTATAAGGGGGAAGAGAAGCTAGAGCAAGCACGCACTAAAATTCGTGCTGAACTTAGCAAATATAACATCAGTATGACTGACCGCGATCTTGATACATTTGTCGAGTCAGCGGTTAAGCAGATGAATGATAATTGGAAAGGGGATGATGCGAATGTCTAAAAAACAAGATATGATTAACGACATCATGTCTCATGCTGACGCTGGAACTGGTGTTGATTACGACGGAATGTACGGCTATCAATGTGCAGATGTGACGTGCTACGGGATCTACGAGTATTTCGGTATTCGGCTGTGGGGCAACGCTATCGACTTGCTACGATCTGCAGAATCAGCAGGCTTGCAGGTCGTATATGGTGCTCAATATCCAAAGGCTGGCTGGTTCTTTGTTAAGAACTTCGTAGCAGGTGATGGAGTGAATTATGGTCATACTGGCCTTGTCTACGAAGACTCAGACGGCTCTACAATCAAGACGATTGAGCAGAATATCGATGGTAACTGGGACTATCTTGAAGTCGGTGGGCCTTGTCGCTACAACGAGCGCTCTGTTGATTCCATTGTGGGGTATATCGTGCCGCCTGAAGAAGAC